CATGACTTCGGTGTGACCAAGGTCGTCCCGGACCGCGTGATGGGCTCCGGTGGCGCGGGCCTGGTCAACACGGCCTATGTGGTCGACCCGGACAAGATGGCCCTGGGCCAGCTGCGTCCGTTCGAGAGCGAGCAGCTCGCCACCACCGGTGACGCCAAGAACTGGCAGATCCGCACCGAGGTGACGCTGATCGTCGACCAAGAAAGCACCCTGGGTGCGATCCGCGATCTGACGCCGACCGGCGCGTAATCCACCGCCCGTCAGTGGGCAACTCGAGGGGCCGGAGCGATCCGGCCCCTTTCTTTTGGGAGGCAGCATGAAACGACGCTGGGAAGACCACGGCGATCATCTCGTCGATATCGCAGAGGTCAGCATGGCCGCCCTGCACGACGTGGCGGAGGACTGCCGCCTGCTGCGCGAGATCGGTCACACCGAATCCCACGGCGTGCGCCATCTCGCACAGATTCCCGGGATCCTCATTGAGCAGTACATCAATGATTCCGGAATCGACTTCCGCGAATTCATGACCAACCCGGAACATGCCACGCGGATGCTCAATGACCCCGCGCTGGCTGCGTTCCGCGTCCATCCGGGCCGCGTCTGATGATCAACGACTACGCCAGCCTGCAGGCCAGCATCGCCAGCTGGCTCGCCCGCGCGGACCTGACCAGCGCCATCCCGGACTTCATTGCTCTGGGCGAGGCGGCGATCAATCGCGACCTGCGCGTCCACCGGATGCTCAAGACGGTAACCCGGAATGTCGCCCTGTATGCAGGCGCGCCGCTCACGTTCCAGGGCGGGCTCATCACATATGTGGTGGATGACGACGGTCGCATGCCGCTGCCGGCGGACTACTTGGAAATGCTGGGTGTCTCCGAGCTGAAGAACGGCCGGACGATCCCGCTGGACAACCGCCATTTCATGGTGGACGCCGACACCATCCGTTTCAACACGAAGTCAGGCGCCAGCGAGTTCAGCTACTGGGCGCGCATCCCGCCCCTGAGCGAAGCCGCGCCGCAGAACTGGCTGCTTTCTCGGGAGCCCGGGATCTACCTCTACTCCGCGCTGGTTGAGGCGGCGCCGTATATCCAGGACGACGCGCGCACCGCGATCTGGTCGGCCAAGCTGAGCGAGATTGTGGACCGGTTGAACACGCAGGACATCGGCGCGCGGTTTGGCACCGCCCGCATGCGAGTCGCCAATGCGCCATGAACTGATCGGGTTTGCGCCAGACGTTGACCCTGCGACGCCGGGAGTCATCACAGACTGCAATGCCCTCATCCCTACGTCTAAGGGCATGTCGGCGGCAAACTCGCCGGTGTCGGCAATGTACCCGCCACTGCCGTCAGCGCCCCGCAGCGCGTTCGTAGCAGAGCTGCTTGATGGGTCGAAGCGCACGTTCGTTGCAACCCAAAACGAACTGCAGGAGGCAGTAGCGGGCGCCTGGGTAGATCGATCGCGCGACGGCGGGTATGCCGGCACCAATCGCACCCGCTTTACGGTCTTCGGAAACGCGGTACTCAGTACCAATCGTGCGGAGCCGATTCAGCAGTCTCTGCCGGGCGGTGGATTCGAGGACATCGCGGGTTCGCCGCAGGCCCTGTCGCTGGTGACCGCGTCAGGCTTCGTTCTGGCCTTCAACATCAACGGGATGACGCTCGGTGACCAGCCCGACGGCTGGGGCTGTTCGGCGCTGCGGAACCAGACCGATTGGACGCCTGCCGCTGCGACCCAGTGCGTTGCGGGGCGCTTGCTCGACAGCCCCGGCCCGATCCGCGCTGCTGCTGCGCTCGGTGGCGATGTGGTGGCCTACAAGCCGACAAGCATGTACCTCGGGCGATACGTCGGGCCGCCCCTGGTGTGGCAATGGACACGGGTCCCCGGTGATATCGGCTGCTCGGGCTCTGAGTCGGTTGTCACGGTGGGAACCCGTCACTTTTTTGTCGGGCCGGACGACATCTACCTGTTTGACGGGACGGTGCCAAAGCCGATCGGTGCGCCCATCCGCGAGTGGTTCTTTGCCAACCTATCGAACACCAACCGCGACAAGATCATCGGCGCCGCGGACCTCGCGCGGGATCTCGTCTATTGGTACTACCCGAGCGTGAACTCGAGCAATGGCGAGATCGATTCGTGCCTGGTCTACAACATCAAGCGCGATCGGTGGGGCAAGTGGTCGGTGCCTGTGCAAGCGGTCGTGCAGTACTCGAGCGGCCAGATTACCTATGACACGATCGGCACCATGTTCGCCACCTACGACGAACTGCCGAACATTGCCTATGACTCGCCGTTCTGGATATCGGACCAGACGATCCCGGGCGTTTTCATCGGGAACACGCTGTACTCATTGACGGGGGCGCCGGGCGAGTCCTTCGCCCTGACCGGCGACTACGGCGACCTGACCGATTACACCTTCCTGCGGCGGGTGACGCCGCGATACCTGGTGAACCCGGCGGCTGCGACGTGCACGAACTTCTACCGGCTCAACGTCGGTGATGCGCCGGTGTCGGATCAGACTGCGCCGCTATCCCGCGGGCGCTTCGATTTCCGGCGTTCCTGCCGCTGGCACCGCGTGCGTATCCAGCAGACGGGCGCCTGCACGCTCAACGGGCTCGATATCGACCTGCAGGCGAGTGGCCGCGAATGAGACTCCAGGACAATCCTTACCTGCCGGCTGACCTGCCGGGGCTGGTGCGGCAGCTCGACAACCTCTGGCGCCAGCTCGCCACCCAGGTCAACCAATCGAGCGAGGGGCGAATCGCCGCGGTCACCAACGCGAGCGCCTCTGCGCCCGTGGCTGGCACGTGGGAGCAGGGCGATTTCGTTCGCAACAGCCATCCGGGCGAGCTCGGCATCACGGGGGCTAAGTACCTGGTCTTCGGCTGGTCCTGCATCGAATCTGGAACACCCGGCACCTGGGTGCCGCTACGACTCTCAACGGGGAACTGATGGACTTCATCCTCATCCAGCCGGACGGCCTGCGCACCGTCTGGCCGCAAGTGCGTGCCGGTCTCGACACGATGCCAGCTGACGACTGGATCCCAGAAGACGTGTTCCACGCCGTGAAATCCGGGGCGGCCGCGCTCTACGTGGGCGTTAGCGATAAGGGCTTCTGCGGGTTTCTCATCCTGCAAAAGCTGATCGCCGAGTTCAGCCGCACTCCGACGCTGCATTGCTGGCTGGCCTACAACCACGGCGGCCAGGACATCTACGACGCAGCCGCCGAGTTCCTGAAAGAGCACGCCAAGCACATGGGCGCTGCTCGCTTGACGTTCGGCAGCCCCCGGCCTGGCTGGGGCAAGCGGTTCCCGTGCCTCACGGCCACCTATGAAATCCCCTTGGAGGGCTGACGAATGTCCACTGGCGGCGGCAAGACGCAAACCCAGACCACGAGCAACGACCCGCCAGCTTGGGCGACGGGTTATTACCAGCAGGGCCTCAACATGGCGAGGGACATCGCCAAGCAGCCATTCCAGGCCTATACGGGCGAGTTCGTCGCCGGGCAGAACGCCGATCAGATCGCCGCAAGTCAGATCGCGCGCAACAACGCGCTGGGCGGGTCTGCGGTACTGGATGCGGGGACTGGCTACGTTTCTGGCCTTATGGGCGGGCAGGGCCAGTTCACTGCCCAACGCAACGCCTACGAGGGTTATGGCTCGGGCAAGAACGAGTACGCCGGGCAGAACCCCTACCTGGACCAGATGATCGGCGCGGCGACGCGTGACGTGACCGACGCTTACACGAAAAGCACGGTCCCAAACATGCTGGCGCAGTTCCAGTCGGGCGGCGCGTTCGGTGGCACGGCGATGAACGACGCGATGTCGCAGTCGCAGCAGGATCTCGCCAGCCGCCTCGGCGACATGACGAACCAGATGCGGTTCCAGGACTACACGACGCAGCAGCAGCTGGCGGAGAGTGCCCTGGGCCGGCAGCAGGCAGATCTGTCCCGCAATGCCTCGCTCAATGACGCCTACCTCGGGCGGCAGCAGACGAGCTGGGACAACGACCAGGCGCGCAGGCTCAGTGCCGCAGGACTCGCGCCGCAGCTCGATCAGGCGCGCTACTACGGAGCCAGTCAACTCGGCCAGCAGGGCATGCAGCAGCAGCTCGCCAGTCAGGCGGGGCTTGATGCCCAGTACGAGGAGTTCATGCGCGGGCAGGGCTGGCAGGCGCAGCAGGCGCAGTCACTGGCGCAGATGCTGGGGACGATCCAAGGCGGCACCTCGTCGCAGAACGTGGCGAACCCGAACTATCGCAGCGCAGGGCAGAACGCAATGACCGCTTTGGCGATCTATGCATCTATGGCTTCTAGCAAGGACTTGAAAACCGACAAAAAGCCGATGGACTCCGAGAAAGCACTGCAAGCAATCCGAAAGGTGCCGCTCGAAACGTGGAGCTATCACGGCGATACCGAACAGCACGCTGGCACCTACTCGGAAGATTTCTACAAGGCGCTCGGGATGGAACCGAAGCCACACATCAACTCCATCGACATGTTCGGTGCGCTCGCTGGCGCGATGCAGGCGCTCGATAAGAAGGTCAACAAAGGGGCGAAGGCATGAACGGAATGGGCGGAATGGGCGGCATGGACCCGCAGATGATGCAGATGATGGCAATGCTGCAGCAGCGCGGCGGACAGGGTGGCGGCATGCCGGGGATGGGCCAGCCGGGCGCGCCGGGCGGACAGCAGGGGATGCAGGGTGGCTTTGGGGGAATGCAGTCCATGAGCCAGCAGGCGCCGCAGATTCCGGAGCCTGCGCCACCGCCGGTTGCGAACCTCGGCCTATCGCCCGGGACCAGCATGCAAGGCCAGCAGGGGCCGCAGCAGTTCGGTCAGGGCATGCCGCAATACACCGCCCAACCATCGCCGCTCCAGCAGCAGTTCAGCGCGCAGCAGCAGTTCAACCAGCCGCCGCAGCAGAAGTGGATGGGGCAGGGCGGGAACATGCAGAACATGGGCATGGCGCTTCTCCAGTCTGGCTTGCTCGGTTAAGGAGACCACATGGCAACCTTCCTCGGCTTCCCCGTCGCCGCATCTAGTGCAAGCGCGGCTGCACCTAGCGGATTGATTCCTGAAGAATCGTGGCGTGCACGTCTGGCCGGCCGGTTGCTGCCTGGCGCGTCCGGAATGTCGGCAGGCGACCGGGACGCCATGATGCGGCAGGGGCTGCTGGGCCTTGCAGCGGGCATGGCGTCTACGGGCGGGCAGGGCACTGCCGCAGCGATCGGAAACGGCCTGCAATCTGGCCTTCTGGCGATGAACCAGGGTCGCGACAGCATCAACGACGCCGCCTACAAGAAGGCGCTGATGGATCGCCAGCTCGGCGACCCCGCCGGCCTGCGCGAGTTCAACGCGATGACGGACGGCCTGTCGGATGAGGACAAGCTGCAGGCGCGCCGTGTGCGCCTTGGCCTGGAAGGTCGCGCGTCCTCCGGCGGCATCGGCTTCGACACCTTCACCGACGCCAACGGATTCCAGCGCCCGCAGCGCAACAACCCGCGCACCGGCAGTATCGAATTGTGGATCGACGAGAGCCAGCAGTGGGTGCCACTCGGGTCTGCTGGCGAGGTTGCGCCAGGCTCGCAGCCGGTCACGCGCACCGCGACGGCCAATGGCATGCCGATCTCCATCGGTGACGACGTTCCGCCCGCCATGCGCGCCATGATCGAGCAGTTCGAAGCGCAGCAGCGACCGATTCCGGCCAACGTTCATTTGCCAGAGCAGCGCGTGCCGACGTTCACCCCCGCGCCCGTTCCGGGCATCGGGCGGGGCCGCCGGAAGGAGGACGAGGCTGCAGCGGTTGCAGCGGCCAGCACCGCCGCCACGCGAGCCGCGGAACTGCAGTACCTCCCTGCGGAACTTGGCATGCGCGCCGACACCGCTGTCGATCAGGCGGCCCGGATTGCATCGACGACCGGCGCGATCGAGCTTGCGAATGAGCGCACGGCCGACACCATGACGCGCGCTCGGGATGCGAACACCGCCATCGGGCTGCTGGACGAAGCGGAGCGCATCCTGCCGACGGCCACGGGCAGCACGGCGGGTGCCGCCGCAGACCGCGCGGCCGCGCTTTTCGGCCGGTCGACGAGTGGCGCGCAGAGCACCGCGCAGCTCAAGACCATCGCCGGACAGCTCGTATCCCGCATGCCGCGCATGGAAGGCCCGCAGTCCGACAAGGATGTGCAGCTCTACAAGGACATGGCCGGCAATCTGGCGGATGACACTCTCCCGGTCGCGACGCGACAGGCGGCAGCGCAGCAGATCCGCAGGCTGCAGGAGAAGTACGCCAATCCGCAGGCACCGGCAGCAGCGCCTCGCGCCCCCGCATCGCAGCCCGCCCCCCGCCGCCTCCGCTACAACCCCGCCACCGGGAGTCTCGAATGATCGAGGTCGAACTGCCGGACGGCACTGTCGCCGAGTTCCCGGACGGCACCCCCAACGAGGTGATTCAGCGCGTGCTGGCGCAGCAGTTCGGCGGGCCTCAGCAAGCGGCGCCCGAACCGGAGCTGCCGATCACGGACCTGCCTGCCGTGCGCGCCTCGCTTGCGCCAGAGGATCAGACCGACTGGAGTTGGCCAGAGCGTCCCAACAGCGGCCTGCTCGACTATGCGCGCGTCATCCGGCCCGAGCTCGCCGATGTACCGGACCAGCAGCTGGCGTCGGCGATTCGCCAGGCCGGCTACCCGGACATGCCCGCCGACGAGTTCTACCGCCAGACCGGCTATGGGGATCGGTTCGGCTACGACACCAGCGTGCCGAATGCGACAGACGGGATGACCGGAGGGCAGAAGTTCCTCGCCGGCTTGGGCAAATCGTTCGTGGATACTGCGCAGGGCCTGAAGCAGGCGGGCACCGAAGCGGCATTTGGGCTCAGTCGGGCGATGGCCGGTGGCGGAGAGTTCCGCGAGGCATTGCGTCAGGCGCAGGCGCCCACACGCCAGCGCATGACAGACGAGGCCACCGAGCGGCGAGCTCTCGATGCCCCACTGATGGACACCGGCGCAGGCGTTGCAGGCAACGTCGCAGGCACGCTGGCACAGCTTCTGGGACCGGGCTATCTCGCCAAGGGCACTGCTGCAGCATCCGCGCTGCTCCCGCGCACCGCAGTCGGGAACATCGCCCAGGGCGCTGCTCTTGGCGGCATGCAGCCGGTCGCCGAGGGCGACAGCCGCGCGCTCAATGCTGGCCTCGGCGGTTTGCTCGGTGGGGCCGGATACGGAGCGACCGCGGTGCCTGGTGCGATTGCGCGGCAGGTGGGGAAGATGGCCCCGGCAGTCTCCAAAGGAATGCAGGAGCGCGCCGCGGCGCAGGTTATTGAGCAGTTCGCCGCTGACCCTGGGGCCGTCCGTGCTGCGGCTGCCAGCCCGATGACGCTCGTCCCGG